AAAAGTTCTTTTCTCCTAAGATGTTGGTTTACTTAGAACCATACTTTAGAATGAAAGAACAAAGGAGAGATGCTGGTTTAAAGTCAGCTGCTAAACGACAACTCAACGACCGTTCAACGACCGTTCAACAAAGGAAAGAAAAGGAAAGTAAAGTAAATGAAATAAAAGAAGAAGAAAGTAAAGTATCTTTTAACGAAATGCTTTCTCCATTTATTTCTGACTTAAATGATGAATACGATAATTTCTTTTCTTACTGGACTGAGAAAGATAAAAAAGGAAAAGAGCGATGGGAAAACGAAAAGTATTTTGATATTAGCAGAAGAATAAAAACTTGGATTACTAACTCAACTAAATTTAAATCTAATGGAACTAACGACAACAAACCGCTCGGAACATCAGCTGCAAGAATGGAAGCCCTCCGCAACTGGTAACGCTTTAGCAGAACAACTTATGCAAGCAAGCAAGGGTCAGACTTTGCGCGTAAGCGATGATAATGAACTAAAGCAAGTCTTACGCTATTCGATGCTTTTGGTTGGCTTACGAGCTAACAATATGCCAAATGATGAGGAGAAGTTTGTGCTGATTAATTTTATTAAAACAAACTTTGCAAATGTAACCATTGCTCAAATCAAATTAGCCTTTGATATGGCAGTTGCCGGCAAGCTTCAAGTAGATGCTAAATGCTACGAGAACTTTTCTTGTGAATTCTTTGGTAGAATAATGGCAACTTATTTGCAGTTTTCAGCAGAAGAGACAAGAATTATTGCACAAAGAAAAGTTGAAGATGAGCCATTGCCTAAGCCAAGCGATGCAGAACTTAAAGCACAAGCAATCGCCTCCGCTAATATGTATGCAGAGCAACTAGCAAACGACAAGAAATTTAAATGGATTGCTGGAGGTTTAAATTATCTTTACGATGTAGCAAAAGAAACTAACATCCTAAGAATATCAAATGAAGAAAAGCAAGAGATATGGAACAAGTGTAAAGGAGATGTTAACTTGGCTAAAGTAAATGGTTATAAAAAATTTGTTCAAAACTTGGCTGACTTCGATGTAAGATTGGATGAAGCTGGAAATATTAAACCTTTAGAATAATGAATGTACTAAGCCTATTTGATGGGATGTCTTGTGGACAACAAGCATTAGAAAGAGCTGGATTCAAAGTTGATAAATACTTTGCTTCAGAAATTGATAAGTATGCGATTCAGGTCACGATGGCAAATTATCCTAATACCATCCAGTTGTCATCGGTAGTAAATGTAATCGGAAAAGACTTACCAAAGATTGATATTTTAATTGGTGGCTCTCCTTGTCAATCTTTTAGCTTTGCAGGTAAGCGTAAAGGAATGTCAACAAAGGATGAGCAAGAGATATTAACGCTTGAACATTACTTACAATTAAAAGAAGAAGGATTTGAATTTGAAGGACAATCTTACCTTTTTTGGGAGTACATGAGATTGTTAAATGAGGTTAAGCCAAAGTATTTCTTGCTTGAAAATGTAATGATGGGAGAGAAATGGGAAAAGATACTTTCAAAAGCAATTGGAGTTAAGCCAATTATGATTAATTCTTCATTAGTTTCAGCTCAAAATAGACAAAGACTTTATTGGACTAACATAGGACTTGAGCCACAAGGATTATTTGGAGATTTAGAATCTATAATTCAGCAGCCAAAAGATAAAGGAATTTTACTTAAAGATATTTTAGAAGCTGATGTAGATACTAAGTATTATTTAAGCAATAAAATGATTGCTGGTTTTGAAAGACACAAAGAAAGACATGCAGAAAAAGGTACAGGATTTGGATTTAAACCTAAAAACCAAAATGATAAAGGTAATTGTTTAAGAGCAAATGGTGCATTATGTGCTACTGATAATATGATAAAAATAGTAGGTGGAGATTTTAGATATGATGAAGGATTTAGATGGAGAGATGGAGGCAAGACAGGTACCTTATGTACTAATGCCGAAAGTTTTGCTAAAATTAATTCAAAGATAAGAAGATTAACTCCAGTTGAATGCGAAAGACTTCAAACCGTAAAAGATAACTATACTAATTACGTTTCAGATTCGCAGCGTTACAAGATGCTTGGTAATGGTTGGACAGTAGATGTAATTGCACATATTTTAAACTATATCAAATGAGAAAACTAACGATTTTATTAATGGCTGCGATTGGTAGCTATTATTTTTGGACAATACAAAAAAAAGATATAGAGCATCCGCATAATTTAGTTTATATCAAGATTGTAGAAGAGGACTTTCACGATGACTTTGATTCGACATATTACTATTACGGTTGCAAGGCAGATACATTTAAATCAAATCATAAGTGCAATGGGAAATAGGAGAACTTTAATAACTCGAAATCATTTAAATTGTCCATCTTGCAATCAAGATTATTCCAAGACTAATTTGATAAATCGTTTTGATAAGAATGGAAATATCAAACAAATGATTTTTATTTGTGATTGCAAACGCAAGCTTGGATTGAGATTACTGGTAAATAATTGGTTTAAGATTTACGATATTACAGACATTCAGATTCGCAAAAATTTAAAAGCAAAACAAAGAAGGAATGCTACTAACAATTAAGGGACAAATTCCAAGTAAAAGCAATGGTTATCGAATAGCTAATAATCGCTTGTTTAAATCAAGAGAGCTAAAGCAATACGAGGAAACATTTGCTTGGCAATCTGCAAAGATTTTAAAAGAATTTGATGGCAAGTTTGGGATAACAATGAAGGTATGCTTTCAGTCTAATCGTTCAGACTTAGACAATGCAGCTAAGGTAATTCTTGATTGCTTACAGACATCGGGAATTATTAAGAACGATAGAAATTGTTTCCAGTTGCAAATGACAAAGGAAATAGATAAATTGAATCCAAGAGTTGAAATCTTTATTTACGAAATTGAATAATCAAATTTTATCAAAATGGCAAAAGCAAGAAAACACTATTATCGGTCAGCAGATAAGACTATCTATGTTGAGATAGATTATGACAAACTATTTCACGACCATTATTCACAAGAGGGAAAGAAGCGATGGTTACTCGGAGCTGACACAGACAGGATTGAAGCATTTTTAAAAGGAAGAGGTTATGTCAAAATCAATAAGCAACAACACGATAAGTTCAGAGAAAGTCTTACCATCGAATTACCAACAAGCCCTATCTTGGTTAGATGAGCAATTAACTAAGCCTAACCAGTTTGAGATTAATCTTGGCGGAGGCATTATTATAAACGATTTACATAAGTGCTTGGATGTCAAGCGAGAAAGATTGCTTAACTTAGAAGGATATAATCAAAAAGTTGTATTTTTACAAACGAAATTAATAAAAGATTATATCACAAAGGGTATAAATTAAATCAAATTAGTATTATTAATACCTTTAGAGGTATAAAACCAAATCAAATATGAAACTAACTGAAAGAGAAACGATTATTATTTACGCTGGGTTAACCAATGCTTTGATAGACCATATTGATAATGACTTCCGTAGGAATATCTTTAACAAGCAAAGTCTAAAGTTCAAAAGCAATGCAGTTTTAAAAGAGCTTGAATCTATTACTGATAAGCTTTACTCAAAGGAAGCCTCCGCTGAAGCTGTTGACCAGCATATTGAAGCTGGTAATATTATGATTAAACTTTTCCGCATTGGCATTCAGATGTCAGATATGGATGATGTAAAGCATGAAGGCTTAAATACTCAAATGAATTTATTACTTAAATCTTACGGAATAGATGCAATCGAATTTTAAAAATGTAGAATGGCCCGGCGATGTTAAAAAAGAAATGGTAGACCATCCAGCACATTATCAAGGTAAGAGCTTTGAAGTAATTGATATTATCAATGACTACAAATTAAACTTTGAAATGGGCAATGCAATTAAGTATATCTTGAGAGCAGATAAGAAAGGGAATAAAAAACAAGATATTGAAAAAGCTATTTGGTATTTAAATCATGAGCTTTCTAAATTTATAGGTTAATTATTTTAACTAAATTGCGTTTATAGATTAAACGATATTATATGAAGCCTGATGAAAGAGCGTCTTTCCTTTGTAACCATGCGAATTTCTTTTGTAGAGATAGGTCAAATGCTATTGAATTGGCTTTACTTATTTGTGAACTAATACTTGAAAATCGTTTAAAAGAAGATGACAAGATTTACTGGAAGCTTGTTGTTGAAGAGATATACAAACTACGATGAATCACATCTACTCAAAGCACAAGCACTGGATAAAGGTAGTAGAGAAGTTTGGAGAGAAGCATTATGCAGAAGATGTAGTGCAAGAGGCATACATAAAGATTTACAACAAAGATATTAACGAAGCTTATTTTTATTTTACATTGCGTTCATTGACAATGGATTTGCATCGTAAAAAGGTAGAGAAAGTAGAGATAACAAAAGAGATAGAGTATGCGTTAATAGAAGAGGATGATGAATATATCATTGACCTTGCAAAACCTTACCAAGATTACATAGAAACTTGGGATTGGTATGATAAGAAGCTATTCATGCTTTGGATTGAATCAGGTGTTAGTATGCGAGAGATAGCAAGGCGAACTAACATTGGGTTTATGTCGGTTTATAACACTATTAAAAATTGTAAAGAAAAAATTAAATCATGGGAAAAAGAAAATCACAAGGATTAGGCGATTCGATTGAAAAGCTTACCGAAGCAACTGGTATAAAAAAAGCAGTTGAATTATTTAGCGATATTACAGGTTTAGATTGTGGATGCGATGAGCGAAAAGAAAAGCTTAATAAAATCTTTCCATATAAAAAGCCTAATTGCTTAAATGAAACTGACTATAATTATTTAAAAGCTTTCTTTGAAAACAATCCAAGCCAGTTAACTATTGCAGTTCAAAGAGATTTAGCAGCTATTTACAAGAATATCTTCGGAGTTAATCTTGAATCTTCTTCTTGTAGCTCATGCTGGAGAGATTATGTAGGACAAATAAAAAGAATCTATAACGAATATTAATGGAAGCTAAAACAAGAGGAGGCGCAAGAGATGGAGCTGGAAGAAAATCAAAGGCAGAAGAGCAGTCTTTAGTAGAAAAATTATCTCCTTTAGAGCCTAAAGCTTTTGAAGCTTTGGTTGCAGCGTTAGAGGACCATAAGGATTGGGCTGTCAAACTATTCTTTCAGTACAAGTTTGGCATGCCTAAGCAAGTAATTGACCAAAATACTACGCATACGGTAAACGACTTTGATATTAAAGATATCGTAAAGTTTAAATGATAACTATAAATAAGAAGTACATACCATTATTTGAAAGTGATAGTAGGTACTTTGTAATAACTGGTGGAAGGGGAAGCGGTAAATCGTTTGCCCTAAACTCGTTTCTTTTGCTTCTAACATACGAAGTAGGTCATACAATACTATTTACTCGTTACACATTAACATCAGCTCACATCTCAATTATTCCTGAGTTTGTGGAAAAGATTGAAATGGCTGATTTGCATAATGACTTTAGCATAACAAAGGATGAAATTATAAATCTTCGTACCGGAAGCAAGATTTTATTCAAAGGAATCAAGACATCATCAGGCACTCAAACTGCAAACTTGAAATCGTTACAAGGTGTAACGACTTGGATTCTTGATGAAGCTGAAGAATTAGTTGAGGAAGATATCTTTGATAAGATTGATTTGTCAGTTAGAAATTCAGGAAAGCAAAACAGGGTTATTCTTATTCTTAATCCAACTACTAAAGAGCATTTTATTTACAATAGATTCTTTGAGCAAAAAGGAGTTGAAGCTGGCGAGACAATAAGCAAAGGCGATACGACTTATATACATACTACTTACCAAGATAATATTGAATATCTTTCTGAATCATTTTTAAATCAGATTGAGCAACTAAAGAAGAACAATCCCAAAAAGTTTGAGCATACAATTCTTGGAGGTTGGCTTGATAAAGCTGAAGGTGTAGTATTTACTAACTGGAAGTTCGGTAATTTTAATCCTGATAATTTGCAAACATCATTTGGTCAAGACTTTGGGTTTAGCATTGACCCTACAACATTAGTAGAAGTAGCAATTGATAAAAGCAAACGCAAGATTTATGTTAAGGAACATCTATACAAGCCAAAGCTAACCACATCAGAGATAGCAGTTATTAACAAGCAAGTATGCGGAGGCAATTTAATTATAGCAGATAGTGCAGAGCCAAGACTTATTGCAGAGCTTCAAAGTCAAAAGTGTAACATCCAGCCTACGGAAAAAGGAGCAGGGAGTATATCAGCTGGAATTGCTTTAATGCAAGACTATGAAATTGTACTAGAGCCTAATTCAATGAACATAGCAAAGGAGTTTAATAACTACATTTATTCAGACAAGAAATCAGGATTAGTTATAGATAATTTTAATCACGCTATTGATGCAATTCGTTATAATGTATTCTATCATTTGTCAAATCCAAGCAAAGGTCAATACTTTGTGTATTAGAGTAACAAATAAAAACTTAACTCGTTTATAAATTATGAAAGTAGAAATTACAATACCTACCGATTTATCAGAAGTACCTTTATCTCGTTATCAGAAATTTTTAAAAATTGCTAAGAATAATGAGGATTCGGAATTTCTTCATCATAAAATGATTGAGATTTTTTGCGGTATTGATTTGAAACATATTCCTCAGATTAAATATAAAGATATTGTAGATATCAATAATATCTTAACCAATATGTTTAATCAAGACCATAAGTTGGTAAAGACCTTTAAGCTTGGTGGTGTTGAATTTGGGTTTATTCCAAATTTTGAAGATATAACTTCAGGGGAATATATGGATTTGGATAACTATATAAACGATTTTAAAGACTTGCATAAGGCAATGGCTGTATTATATAGACCAATTAAAACAAAGCTTGCAGGCAAGTATTTGATTGAGCCTTATACTGGTTCAGATGCTTATTCAGATGTAATGAAAAATGCTCCTTTAAGTGTTGTTTTAGGAGCAAGGGTTTTTTTTTATCATTTAGGGAACGAATTACTGAAAAGTACCATGACCTATTTGGAGGAGAATCAGGAGGCAATGACTATTCTGAACAGGCACAATTCACTCAAAGGTGGGGATGGTACTCATCACTCTATGCTCTTGCTCAAGGGGATGTTAGAAGATTTGATGAAATTACCAAGCTTTCTTTGAATCAATGCCTAACATGGCTAACATTTGAGAAACAAAAAAATGAATTAGAATCTAAAATGATTAATAAGCATATAAAATGAACGGATACTATTACTTAGTACATAGATTAAAGACTTACTTAGATGCGACTGGATTTATTAATTCAGTATCAGTAGGAGATATTTTTAGTATTGATTTAAACAAGCAGACTATATTTCCTTTAACTCATATAATAGTAAATAATGCTACACCAAATGAGCAATCTTTATCCTTTAATTTGTCGATTCTTTTTATGGATATTGTTGATGAAAGTAAGGCTAAAGATATCTCTTTATTTGAAGGGAACGATAACACACACGATGTACTAAATACTCAGTTATCATTGGCTAATAAATTATACTTAGATTTAATTCGTGGCGATTTATATGATGAATTGGTACAAGTTACCGGTACTCCTACATTTGAGCCTTTTGTTGATAGATTTGAAAACAAAGTTGCTGGATGGACATTTACTTTTGATGTTAGTATTCAGCAAGATATGACCATCTGCTAATGCAATTAAAAAATACATACGAATTAGTAAAGAAATATAGAGATTATGTAGTCCAACAATCAAGGTCAAACTTGACAAAGACAAAACATAATAATACTAAATCGCTTTACAATAGTATAAATGGAGAAATTCTAATTGAGAATAACTATGCAGTTGTTGGATTTAGAATGAATGATTACGGTCAATTTGTGGACCAAGGAGTAAAAGGTAAGACAAGCGGTAATAAAGCTCCTAATAGTATTTTTCAATTTAAGAACGGAGGAAGCGGAGGCTTAACTCAAGGGATTAATAAATGGGTAAAGCAAAAGAAGATTCAGTTTAGAGATAAAAATACTGGCAAGTTTTTAAGTTATGATTCAACTGCTTTTTTAATTACGAGAAGTATTTGGAATAAAGGCTTAG